TAATTCGCCTAAAGAAGTCGCCAATATATTCCCTCCTTTCTAAAAAATATGTATAATAATCCAAGTAACAAATAAATTAAATATGGGGTGAATGATTTGAAAAAAACTATGTATCCATTTGTGATTAGCTTGATGTTTTTGTTAATAGGTTGCAGTTCCACTGTAGAATCTGGTATTTCGACTAATACTGGACAAGTAACTATAACCAAAGCCGAATACGACCAATTAAAAAACGGCATGACACCTGAAGAGGTCGCCGCTATTATTGGTGGTTCCGGCGAAATAGAATCTGAAAATGGAGGACTAGGAGATGATTACTATTCTGTAATATATAGTTATAACGGCGTAGAACAGTTTACCTATAGTCGCATAATGTTTTCTAACAACAAATTAATTAAAAAATCTCAAACAGGATTAAAGTAAAGAGGCAGGGATACCTCACCCTGCCTCATTGAATCTTCCCGCCCATAGCCGCAACGAGCATTTTTGCCACATACGCCATTTCTTCGGGGGTCTGTGGCTTTTTTGGTTCCTTAACTGATTCGCCCGGTACCGGAATTGGGTTAAAGTCAGCTGGCTCAAACGGTTCGCTATGCTCATATTTGATAAAGTTACGAGCAATATTCATAATGACGGAACTGATATAAGCGGTCTGCTGCCATCGCTCAAACCGCTCCCAATGTTCCTGCTCGTCCAGCTCTTTTAAGACTACCTCAAGATCACTAACCGTTAGTTCTTGCCAGTAGTCAGGCTGCCCAAAGGCCCGCCCGAATCGGATACGAGCTTGTCCTGCCCCAACTTCGCTAAAGACAGCAGCGGACCGAGTAGCTTTCTGACGCCAGTAAAATTTACGTCAACCCACGCCTCCACGAACACTTCCAATTCTGAGGGATAGAGGTCTTCAATTTCTACCCCTTTAAGTTCGGGAAATACTTCGGAGAGCTGGTCGCCAAAGCGGTCAACTATTCCCGAAATATCGCCCTTTGAAATTTCTGTCCAGGCCGTTCCGATCCTGGGTATAAGATTTTCTTTAATCTCTTTGATCTTGCTTTCCCTAATTATGATCTGTTTTCCAGCTATTTCGATGCTTTTAGTTCGCATAAATCCTCCTTATTCTGCTGCCGCCCTAGTAAGGTATAGCGTGTAGTCTTTGTTTGTCTTACCAGCGTCGATGGTAATAACATGGATAGTGGTCACAGAGCCAGCAGCACCCAAGGTAATGGCGCTGGAAGGCGATCCCGATGCAACCACGTTGCCGTTGACTGTGATACTGTCAGCCGCGGCGCAAGTCGGGGTAACTGTGCAGGTTGCTTGGTCTGTCGCAATATTTACGACATAAGCATAGGTAGTGCCGCCGAAGACAGGGACCAATGTGCCTGTAGTAACAGTTAAGCCGGTTAGGTCTTCTCCGGCGGTTACGGTAAATGTCGGGGCTCCGGTAATTTTCAGTGATGCCGAAAATGGTATTTTTCCATCATGGGGAGCGTCGCCAATTTTGAGCTTAGTGATAAAGGCAGTACCAGTAAGCACGCCCAAGCTACTTGGAAATGTAATTGTAATGGTTCTCGATGTTCTGGCCGCCGCATCTGTAGCCATTGCTATTTGCCCATTTGAGTCGCTATACTTAAAATTGCCTTCGATTGGGATCTCGCCAACATCTACTAACCCCGCGATCTGCTCCTTAAATCCGCTTGTGGATTGATGATTTGTGACATCGATCATATCAATTGATAACTCGTAGCCGCCGATATTGGTTAACTCCGCAACGGTTTGGCTATTCCACTGAAATGTAGTCCCGAAAGCCGCTTTTGCTGCTGTAGTCATTTGTTTACCCCCTTTTTAACTAAAACTATGAGAAATAGAAACCTCCACTGCTGAAAAGTGGAGGTCCGTTTGTGGCTCGTATAGGTCACTTATGGTATTTACGAATGCTGCTTGTGCGTCTGCATTTGCCGCGGGCCACGCCTCTATTGCAAGGGTTACCTGTGCGGCGATTGCGTCAGCGCTTAAGGTTGTTTCGGCATAGCAGTTTATCTGCAGGTCAGTATCTTCTAAATGACTGAATCCTTGGTGGGAGTATGTCCGGTCGTTGCTAAGCTGCGAGTATGCACAATAGGTTTTTAAGCCCTGTGGAACCTCTGCCGCCGGGTAAATCCTTGTGCCGATTAGTGCAGTAAGCCCAGCATAGGTTGATAGATAGGTGTATAGGCTTGATTTTAGACTCATGACATCTTCGCCCCCTGTACCAATGTGCTAACCCTTGCGGCGACATGTTTTCTTACTGCTGTTTTTTTCTTTTTTAGTGCTGGCCTGAGAAACGCATTTTTCCCACCATTCATGTATTCAAGCGATGCCGGGTAATAATATCGCTTGCCGTTTTTGCCTATCTTGACAAAGGTGTCATTCATGGCCGGATCCATACCAACCCCAGCGAAGGCTTTACTCTTGTTTTTATCCCATGTTACGACGCTTATGATGCCCTTCTCTGTTGCCCCTGTAGGTTCTTTAAATTTAGCGGTGTTTGCTTTAGCTTGATCCCTTACAATATCAGCGGCTTCTTTGACAATTTCACCAAATTGGCTAAAAAGATGTTTTTGGAATCCCTGAACATTTCTCACAATGCCCTCTAGTCCTTCAACTTTTACCGTGGTTCTCATCTACTCCACCACCTTACAAAGCAGATAAATCCACTCCCGCCTGCCGTCCGGGTCATCGGCTCCAAGGATGTCGTAGTATTTACCGCCGTAGTTGACACGCATTCGAGTGCTCACCTTTGACCGAAACCGAATAACAAAAAGGTCTGTGATCTCAGAGTTAATCTTCGAAGCAGCATAAAACTCGCGCGAGGTTTTATGCCGTTTCGATGCCCAGGCAGTGGCGTGTGTGACGTATGATATAATTTCTGCTCCGTAGCCGTCACGGGTGACCGTAGGGATTTCTAGGATAATTCTTAAGTTAAGATCGCCTGCTTCCATTTCCAACACCTCACACAGGCCAGATTCGGTCAAGACTAAGCAGTGCTTTAACGCCAAAGGGGATCTCGGCTAAGGCTTTTTCTGTTGACTCTTCGCGCCTTAAGTAGAGATGACCAACTAATAGTAATATTGCCTGCTTAACTCGCTTTGGCACGTCACTCGCTAAATCCCCATAGCCCGCATCGAACTCAATCACAACGCCATTCGCAGGACGCAGTGTAGTAGTCGGCCAGGTTTTACCGTAGGCCAGCGATACTCTTCCGGGATTGCTTTTTGTGTCGACGAAATAGTCAGCCGCGGCCATTGTGGCCACAACATTGTCGGTATCATAATACTTGATACTATTTACGCCTTGCAGGGGTGGCAGCGGGATTCTGATATTGTCACCCCATGGCCAGTCATCTAACCAAAGCTCCCAGGTAGCTGTGATGTATTGCCGGTTCTGGAAACCTTCGCAATATTCCCGGGCCGTCGTAATCAGCGCCTCAAGCAAGGTATCCTCCGCGCTTGTCGGAGCCTCCGTGATAATCGACACGCCAAACTCACAGGCTGCTCCGGCCACGGTTGACACGACACGGATGTACTGTTTTTCTCCGGTGTAGGCTTTTTCGTAGGTGGCGTTATCTGTGCTGGTAGTGACCTGAGTAAATGCGCCGCCTGCCATATCGACAACCTCTATTTGGTCATCGCTTTCTTGAATCTTACAATCCATTGTCCCGCCAGTTCCAAATGTTCCAGTCTCTAAAATAATTAAAGAAGAATAACCCAAAACGTCTACCCAGGAGCCTACTAACGTAAAAGATGGCGCTACAGCATGATTTCCTGGTGGAATAGATTGTAAGCTTGATAGGTTGTCCGATAGTGTACCGCTATCAACCCTGCAATGTAGCTTCGCTTCAACAAGGCTTACTGGTTCTATATTTGGTGACACGATTAATTTTATAGCCACATCTGCCCCCCCCTTCTTCTTTTTTGGCAATTCAGGGGCATATTCGGACAAGTATTCAGCACAAAAGTTCACCATGTCAGATACCCGTTGTCCAGGTGGATGCTTAATCGTCCAAAGTTCCAAATTTTTGAGCTGATTATCCTCTTTGTTGCCATTTTTATGATGAACCTCTTCGGTAGATTTTAATGGCCTGCCTAGATGTTCGGACATCACTAATACATGTTCGAGGACATATCCTTGAATGGCATTAGGGTGCTCGGGGTTATACCTTATATAATATCCTCCCTGATTCTTATGACGCCCTCCCTTCCAGTTAGGGTGCTTGTCTGCCCTTCTGCTTCTCTTAGCTTCAATATCCTTACATCCACAACTAGCAGATTTTCCATTTCGCAAGCTACTTGCATTAACGCTCCGTTCATTGCCGCAATCACAACGACAATGCCACATGGTACGATTGCTACCATCTTTGCCAGCATATGAAAAAACAAACCAGCGGTCAAAGCGTTGGCCAGTCAAATCGATCTTGTAAAGAAGCGGTTTCCTTCTAGGAATCTTGCATGCATCTAGCCTGTAGTAAACAGCAGTTGGGCTTATCCCTAACTGTATCGCAATTTCTTTTATCGTAAGACGTTTTACGAAGTATAGTTCTTCTATTTTCTTTTTATCTACCAAAGGTGCTGTATTTAATGCCAAGGCCATAAAAAATCCTCCTTTCCGGGAGGCTAAAGTTAAAGGCGACCAATTAAGGCCTCCCGAATTGTTACGCTAAATATCCACCGTCTACATTTGCGTGGTACTCAATAATACATTTCAGAGCTACTGCAGTCGCCCCGGTACCCGCCAACGTGCAGACAATTGTTCCAGTGGCAGGAATAACCCGCACGCCCGTAAAGGTCACCTGTTCATCCGCCGCGTTGATGTTGGCCGTTGCTGCAGTTGCCGCGCTGATAAATTCGATTGCCTTTGCTGCGCCACCAGCGATGGCCGCGCTGGTCAAATCGGCAGTAGTTACGTCATCGGCGGTCAACGCAATTGATTTAATCGAGCACGCTTGTCCGGTAATTGTTGCAAGTGTAACATCCCCGGCGTTCGCTGCGCTGGTGATGGCCTTTGTAAAAACTTGCGTTCTTCCTGCTTCCCTTTTGACGGCTGCCGTGTGTGCAGTTACGCCGTTAAGGATGTTGTAATTTACCAGTAACGCTGCTATAGCTTGTTTTGTCAGCGCCACGATTGATGTACCGCCAACGGTGTCGGATTTCTTACCCACAACCTGGTTAATTGTAGCATCTGTGGCTAAGTCTTGAGTAGGTACATCAAGTAATCCATCAACTACACCGATTGCCGCTAGTGCCTGCTTCCCTATCGCTACTAGACTTGTGCCGCCAACCGTATCAGATTTCTTGCCGACTACCTGGGCGATGGTAGTGTCTGTAGCTAAGTCTTGAGTAGGAAAGGCGAGGCAAGCAAGGGCTTGTTTAATTCTCGAAATTAACGACGTACCACTAACTGTGTCGGCCTTTATGCCGATTACATCCGCGATTGTCGCGTCATCCGCAACATCGGCAGTTGGTTTGGCTAATTTGGTAGTAATTGCATCGACCTTGCCCTCAATCCCAGAACCAACAGCGGTACCAAGTGGTTCACCGGAATAGCCATCCGTATTGAATCCTTCGCAATCTGCGCCCC